TGTGAAGCCGTGGCTTGGTTGCCCCTCGTAAGGCTTTGGACTTTTTGGGCTTAGTTGTCATTGACTCGGACTGGGTCGGGTCTTAAACGGACTGTCCAGCATCGGTTCGGACTGCATCGGGGAGGTCTTGCCTGAAAAGACAGGGGGGGTAGAGCGTGTACCTAAAAAAAAGCCTTCCCGTGCGCCCTTCGCGCTGTTGCATGGAGCACAGCATGCCACGAGATTGTCCATATCATGCGTACCACCTGCCTTGCGTGGTATTACATGGTCTACCTGAGTCGCATCGTTACCACAATATGCACAGATATAACCATCACGCTTTAACACTCTAAGCCGCTGGTCTTTCCATCGCTGAGTGCCAAGCTCTCTATGCGACTGGTTCATAGCTCATCATAACAATTACCACAGACCCACCAAGCATGAACCTCTAAAGCTTCTGACTCTGGTACATCTACATCACATCTATGACATTTAATAGTATCTTCTTCTAATGCCATCCCTTAGCCCTCCAATGATCTAACGCTACACATGGCTCACCATATCGTGCGCCTATATAGTTGAGTCCCCATTGTACCTGTGTATAGCCATCTTGGTCTTTAAGCCATTCACTCTTTCCTTGAGGAATACCATAGTGAGATCCATTAACTGCATCTGGTCTCCATGCACTTTCTTTACCATAGAGGATTGCTAAGCATTTATATTGCTTTAAGTTATAACCTAATTGATGATAAGCAAACTCTTTATAGCTTACATATTGCATTGGTTTAGATCCACCTGCATCAGGCATTATGCATAGAGCTATCCCAATAGCTACTAGCACCCCCCGAGCTATCCGCCTAAGCGGCTCGGGTTGAGCCCTTGAGGGGCTCTGCCCAGTTAGCGTACCATTGATGTCAAGCATATTAGTAAAAGCCCTGCTCAGACCGCGTGTTGCTTTCATGATTACCCCCTGTGGATAACTTCTGTGGATAACTATTTATCAGTAGAGTAAAACCCTTTACCCTTAAATACTGCTGGTGTAGCTGCAATAACCTTAACCATAGGCTCATTACAGTAAGTACATGGAATTATTGGTCGATCGTGCCATCCATGGGTGATCTCATTCTGGATATTACATTGAGGACATCGATAGTCGTAGGATGGCAAGTAAGACACTTCCTTATCATGTAAGACCCACAGGCTTCGCAGCGGTCAATATCTGCCTCTGTGGGTTCGCTAGTAATGTGACCGTATTTAAGTTGGAGCAATGGCAAGAGATCAGCTAATCGGATGATGGCGCAATACTCAGCAACATCTTCTCCTTGTCCGTTAAGCCGTATAACCCCGAACCCCAATTCCCCCGATATGTTGGTTCGAGCCTTTAATTGCTTTAAGTACGCTAAAGGTTGAAAGCCAGATCTTGCTTTGACTTCAACATCAAAAGGCACATTCACAATATCCTTGCCATTGCCCCGTCCGACAGTAGCACCCGGCCACACAGTCGATAGGTACTGTGCGACTACGCGCTCTGTGCGGAAGCCTCTATGCTTCCTTGCTTGACTAGCCATTAAATGTGACCAAGATTGAAGGAAATGGAGCTGCATTGGTACTTGCCCCGAACTTTAATCTGCCTTTAATGAATTGTAAACTTGCATAAGGGTAAACGAACTCATGAAACCATTTAGTATCTGTTCGTGCTGGCAATAACATCACGACAAGATCATCATGCAAAGCTGCTTTCTTCACCCAGTCATAAATGCCACGACCATAGGGCGGATTGACCCAAGTGCGACCAACCCATTCTCCACTTAGACCATTACGCCTTGACTCAAGTGGGTGATCTAAACCGAACCATTCATCGCATAGATGATTGGTAAGACTGGCTGCTGCATCCAACTCAAAGTTATGAACGGCATTCCATTGTTTCCAAAGATCTCTTGGAGTCGCCCAGTCATCTGTCACCGATGCTGGCATGTATGCACTAGCCATTGACTGCGTGGCACTTCTTACATTGCCAAGTGCCAGCCACTAAATTACCATCTGTGATGATTGCTGGAATGATGATGTCATGAGCTAGTGTTGGCTCATTGCACAGCTGACAGTTGATAGTCGTGATCATAGGAACATCTTCTAGATCAGTCCATTCTCCGTCTTTATCTATGTTATAAATCTCAATGTAACCCATCACACTCTCGCCTTCTGTGGTTGCCATTTCCCTGCACTATTTACTACATACCAAAGCGCAGGACACTTAGCTTCTCCACCTTGATGATTGACAACAGAGCACATATATCCGCCCCATTGCTTCCCATTCTTCTCACCTTCACGCCATTGCATGTGTCCATGCTTACATGATGGGGCTTCTAGTGCCTCACCTGTTCCCATGATTGCAGCTACATTCTCCATAGCCTTCTCTAGGGTTACAGGTGCATCTACTACGCCTCGATACTCATTAACAGGTGTAGTCCAATAATCCTGATCATCTGCCTTGACATCTTGAACAGGTGGCTTAACTGGTTTAGCAGCTACCACCTTTGTCATTTCTTCGCGGCTTGGTCTCTTTCCTTTAGGCGCATAACCTGCATTTGCAAGTGCTCTGCCGATCGCTGAAGTCTCGCAATTCTCCAGTGCTGAAGTCTGATTAACACCGCGACTAGTAACTGTTTCCTCAGCGTATCCAGTTGCCCACGCAACACTATCGCCAGCATCCTTAAATAAATACGCCTTAACAATGTATCGAGTTGCCTCGACCACTTCAAGCTCTGTTGATATGCGAAATGTTGGATAATCCTTAATAAACTTTTCAAGTCTCACCTCGACTGGTTCGTAATCGGCTAAATTAAACATTTACGATTTTCCTTGCCTTTCTTCTGGCCGAACGCCATGAAGGAATTCGATCGTTTGCAGACCATCCTTTTTTATTTATTCCAAGCATGATCCTACGCTTCGCTCGGTTGTAGCCTTCCGCTTTTAATTCTTCGTTTGTCTTATACATATAGATCGTTTTCCTCCGTGGCTAGTTGCCCTGCGAGTGCGCCATATGAGCAGAGATCCACCCAGTTGTCGATGTGCTGGGCTGATTGATTAGTCCGTGCAAGTTTAACAAGCACCATGATCCCTGCCACTTGATAGTCGTGAATTGGTGTTTGTAAGTATGCGCTGAGCAGCATTGCGGTGTGTTGCAGGTTATCCGCAGGATGACCGTATGAAAGGCCACGGTCGCGGATCGTGTCTGTTGCTGATAAGAGGATCTCATTAGCGCGCATCGGTTGTCACTCGCTGAAAGGTCTTGCCTACCACCAAGCCTTCACGCTTGCCCTCATTAAAGCCTTTAGCCCATCCTACTAAGTACCATAAAGCGTTAGCTGCTAGAAGCAACACGATCATTGGCATCTCAAAGCTCATCTTTTTTCCTATCTGCGCCAATGCCCTTGATTGGCTACAGACTTAGTGTGACAGAAGTGTGCGACTAATCAAGCACATTCTGGTAACGAATTGATAACGATTATCTAGGTTTGCCGTAGGACTTGCCAGCCACGATGAATGTGCCGTCCTTCTCAATGTGGATAAGATCCACCTGCACCTTAGCTTTGTTTACATAAATGATGGCGAAAGCCTGTTGCCAGTTGGCAGAGCCTTTCGTGTAATGAGCCTGCTTAAAGTCCATAAGATTGCCTACCTCAACACCATGCAAGACACGCCCTATACGGCCACCAGAGGCCTCTGAGAAGGCCGAACGCCCTGCTCTGTGAGTATGTCCTGAGATGACATTCTTTCCATGCCTACGAGCCGCTTCTAAGGCTGATAAGCCCCCCTGTGGCTTGATGGGTGTATGGTCTCCGTGGACTGCGATCCAGTTAGGCGCAATCGGCATAGGGTTCTTGTGAAAGGTAATGCCTAACTCATCGAACTTCATAAACTTCTCAAAGCGCAGCTCTGGCAATGCCCCGAATGCAGGCACTTTAGCCATGATGATGTTATATAGACGATCCGTGTGATTGCTACGGATGCAGTCGGTAACGCCTAATTCCCACAATAGGTTCACGGCCTCATTGCGGTCATCATCTAGAGTCTGGGCGTAGCTGCCCATCCGACCTTCTTCCCACTTGCTTATCTGTGGTAGGTCGATCTCATCGCCAATGGTCACTACTTGGTCTGGCTTAAACTTCTGAATAAACGAAGCAAGGTTGCGAGTGGCAACCCTGTCGTGGTAAGGCACTTGAAGGTCTGAGACTATGACAATGCGCTTAATCGTCATCCTCATCGTCCTCGTAGTTGCCGTACTTGTCCGGCAAGACAGGATCGGGCAATATCCAATGAGGATAAGACTGAGGCTCTGTAATCATAAACATCGCAATATCCTCAGCAAAGCCTGCTCGCTTAAGAGAGCAGAAGTATTCATAAAGCCCGATGCAATAAGCATCAAGCTTTGAGTAGCCCTGATCCTCTAGTGCCTTAGTTGCTTTTCTTGCCATGATTAAATTATCGCTCTAAGAGGATGTTATATATCTCATCGACACGCGCATGAAGTCGCTTAATCTCTGTCAATAGATGTGTGATGACAAAGCCTGAGAGACCACCGAGAGCCACGATGGTGGCTATGTAGAGCTGAAAGAAGTCTGTCTGAGTCACTTTTTTGGACTCGCATATCCGAACACGCCAGATAGCACAGCCCAGAGGATTGCGCGGTAGTCTGCCTCGAAGTTGCTAGATGCCCAAGCTGCAAGGAATGCGCCAGCGGCTAGATATACAGGATGCTTGATCTTCATTATTCTCCACCTAACATAGATACTTGATAAAAAGAGCCATCATTGTCAGCCTTTTTCGTAAAGCTGAAATGAGCGTGCTTAGTGTGTTTGTTCGCCCCTTTGTATGTTCGCCATTTCCAGTTAAGAATTCGGGAACATATTCGACCCTCAAAAATGATGTAGGCAATTCGCTTTTCTTGCTTAGACTTGCAAGCGAGTCGTAACTGGTCACAAAGATCACCCATAATGTCTGGTTCTGATCTCTCAAAAAGGTCACGCGACACATCGATGGCACGAACCCAGCCTTGAGCATCTGGAATGTGATCAGACTTGCCAGCACGCATGTGCCTTGCATCTGCGATCCATCCATCGCTACGCCTAGAACGGCTCGGGAACGAGTCATCAATCTGCTCTCTTAACTGGATCGCAGCTTTACTTAATTTGACCTTCATCCAAGTAGAAGCTTCGCTTCATCTTCAGAAATGCCAAGCTTCTCCAGTAATGCGGCCTTAGCCTCAGCCTTAGTTGCTGCTTCTGCTTCTGCCGCTAGACGATCTGCTTCTGCCTGTGCTGCTGCTGCTTCATTGGCTGCGATTTCATCGGCTGTCAAAGGACGTTCGATGACTTCGCCAGTCTCGCAGTTGATTTCGATTGCTGTTGTCATTGTTGCTCCTTATGAGTTCTTGATGCCGTATAGATAGAAAGATGAACCGATTGCAAAAGCACTTGAATTATTAGGCTGTAACTTAAAAGATGTAATGGCAGCAGTGTTATTCCACAAGGCAGCAGTTGCATTATTGTAATAACTTGCAGTCGCGTTTTCCTCTGCACCGCCTACACCGCTTATTGGTTTGGCTTGGCTTGCAGTATAAGAAGGTATGTAAATCTCGTAACTCATAAAACTGTTAGAAGTCGAAGAATTGCCATTAAGCACTCGGCTGAATGTTCCTGAAGTGTTTCCCGAGCTGGCATCACTCGATGCTGTTGAATTAAAATTGCGGATAGCCCTGTAAGAGTATTGAGCAGAAGTAGAGTTATTTACAAAAAATTGCATTGTTTCTGTGTTTAATGCAGCATCTAAACCTCTCGCACTAATCCTCAACACTAAATCCGTATAAGTACTAGGAATAGCAGAAAAGGTAACAGATGCAGCAGAACTGCCAAGGACATTGGATGAGATGAGTGTGTAGGTACTAGGCATTTTTTATCCCATACAGAGTCGCGGTTGAACCTATAGCAAAGTTTGAACTTCCAACAATAGCAATCTTGGTAATGGCTGAAGTACTACGCCATAAGCCAACATAGCGGTCAGAGTTTCCAGAACCATTTCTGTCATCAGAATTTGTCATTAAACAAGTTTTGTTAGTTGAACCTGCATAAGAAAAAAAATCAGCAGTTAATAATGTAGGCACTGTTGTAACTCCACTATATCCAAAATCCCAACCTGAACCAGCGTTGGTTGAGCGATTAGAGACAACGGTAGAACCATTAGCCCGCAGGTTTGTTTGTGAATAACTACTGCCAGCGTTGTCATCGTTAATTACTAAAACTGGGTATGTCGTGCCAGATGCAGCAGCCGAAGTAAAAACCAATCTAATATCAGTCCAGCTAGATGCAATAGTTGAAAAGGTAATTGTGCTTGCCGCACTACCTAGAGTCGTGGTAGCGATTGGCTCGTATGTTGCTGGCATTTACGCTCCCTTGATTCCGTATAGTGAAAAGACTGAAGTGTTGCTTATGTTTTGACCATTAAAATCTATTGTTATGGAATTGATGGCGTTAGTGTTCATCCACAACCCAGACACAAGATTTACATAACCGCCTGAACCATTAACATCTACGCCATTAAATGTTCTGACAGTTTTGTTTTTGGTAGTAACTGCGTAATCGTGTATGTCGATAATAGATGTAGCGTGGATGTTTGTATTGTATGAACTTCCTGGGTAGTAAAGTTGAACCCAGACATTAGAACGGGTAGCAGAGCCAGTTGCCGTTGCACTTGCACCGTCTCCGTAAAGCCAATGCGCAGCATAATTTGTTCCTGTGTCAGAATTGAAACGCATAAATGCAGTAGATGTTGTTAGTGCATCTGGCGTTCTGCCAATAACACGGATCTGTAAATGCCTGTAAGTGCTAGGGATACTTGAGAAGGTTATAGATGTTGCTGAACCTGTTCCCGTAATAGTAGCGATAGACTCGAAAGCACCGCCAGCACCGCCAGCACCGCCTGAGTCTAAGATCGCTGCGAATGAATTAAGCAATTCCACCCACCACATACCATGTGTCTGTGCCAGTCTTGATGCAAGCAGCTGACTTGTATTGAGCAAGAGTTGGAGATGCAGCTACTGCACCTGCGCTAAGGACTGTTGTAGTGCCAGATGTAACAGCAGAGATTGTGCACACACCCACGCCAATGTTAAGTACATTAAGGACAGTACCAATAGGGAAAGCCACAGATGCGTTAGTCGGGATCTTAAAAGCAATCGCTGTTGCTTTGTTCATGATCTCCAGAACTTGATACTGGTCTGCGCTTACTGCTGTGTAATCTGCTGTGTTAGCTGTGCCAACAGTAAAGGCAGTAAGGCTGTTGTACATTGTAGAAGATAGGACATCTCCCGTGGTTGCTGGCATTCCTGTTGGCATTGTTACTCCTTAGTATGATAAAACGCTAGTGCCTATGATACCCGATACAGCCGATCCTATGATGAACCCATCGATGATTGGCTCTGCCGTGGTGTAATTGACTTTCCACGAGCTTGGAGTTATCTGATGGCTTACACCAAAGATCTGGACAGTCTTGGTTAGGGTAGTCGAGTTAGGCTGAGTGGTGGTTATTGTGATTGGGCTAAAGAAGTCCAAGCTCAAAGCTGCGATCTTTCCTGCGCCATACCCGTCCTGTTGTAGGTCAAGGGTCAATTCATCGACACGGATCGATGTCTCTTGGCGTGATGCTATAAAGGCTAGGGCGTAATTGAGAGCTTCGGCATCGGTCTCCATGAGCAGGCCAGAGGCGTTATATGAGTGAGTAAAGTATTTAGCAATAGAGTCTGCATTCTGTGCAGTCTGGACTGATCCGCTTAAGCGTGTGACAGTTGCCTTGTTGTAAATCTGTGAGTCATCAAAAACCCACTTAACATTGAAATACCCAATGCCTGTGCCGTTATCATTAAAAACTGTAGGCGTGGCTGCTACAGATGTCGTTGTGACTGTTCTATCCTGAAATACAGCCCTTCCCTGACCATCCATATAAAAAGCACCATACTCGGTCTGTGCGACCGTCTGAAGGGCTGCTAGGGCTGTTCTTTGGGTTGCTGGGTCTGCCTGACAAGTAGTAAGTCCTGTGTCAATATCACGCATCGAGTTAGGCCAGCCGATACTGTTGAGTATCTTGGTGATCCGTGTGCCTGTGGTCTCACCTGCTACCGCACCTGCTACGCCAAAGAATTGTGCATTCTGGAATAAGCGAAAGCCATCGACTGCTGTAACTGTGGTGTACACAATATCGCCCTCAAACTTAGGGGTCGTAGTTGTGTAGCTTGTGATGTACCCAGCAAACACAGGGTATCTGACACCTTCCCAAGTTGCACTAATAGTAATCTTGCGCATTGGGTTTAGGTATGTGTAATAAGGGCTGGCAGGGTTTTGAGGGTTAAAGTCACCATTCTGATCTATGATGCGAATGGATGCTGTGCCAGTATTAAATTGCTCAGCTGATAACTGTCGTCCTCGGTTAGTCTGTACAGAGTCTAAAAGGCTGGACACATCCACAACAAGGCTTGTAGGCGAGTCTGAGAATACATCTTGCCCACCAATCTGAGACTCACCAATGATAAATGGATACCCGAAAGTAGCACCTGTGGAGAAGTCAATTACAACATTGATGACTGGTCTGGTCATAGAGAACCAGCAGTCGTAATATAGTCACCACGCTTATTCAATGCAATTAAAGAATTCTGGATCAAGTTAGTTAGCTCGTCTGGGTTAGCGATGGTGTTAGCGTACACATTAACGACTGGAGCTTTAGAGCCACCGCTATTCATGGTAGGGCTATAGCCACCAAAGTCACCTACTGAATACTGATAAGCAATAAGGTCTTTGAGATCTTGTGCATTTTGCATATCTAGTAAATCAGCAAAGGCGTTAGCGCGAGCAGATGCGGCATCTGCATATTCAAGGATAGCCCCGATAGATCCACCTGCTGTGGAGATAGGGGCGATAAAGTCGCCTGCTGGAATACCTGAACCTAATGAACCGCTTGTAGGTATCTTGGCTGTGGAAGCGGTATTGGCCTTAGCCAGTAGGTCAAGCATCTCTCGGATCTTAGCAAGGGCAGCATCTAGGTTTGTTAGATTGACTAGGTCTGCTGGCTTAAGGCTATCTAAGATAGATTTAATGTCCACGAGTTTAGCGTTTTGTCCACTCAAAGCAGCAAGAGATCTAAGGTCTGCATTAAGTTTATTGGTTGCAGAGATAATCGCTTGCTCGTCTTTAGCAGCGATGGCATCTTCTAGGGCAAGAATTGAACGCTTGACATTGAGACGAGCAGTATCATTGGCAACTTGTAATTGCGCTGCACTTGATGTTGCTTTGCCTAATGCTTCAGCCTGAGAAGTAAGAGCTGCGGCAATCTGGATTTTGTCCATGTCAAAGATTTCTTCGCCCTTATTGAGAGCAAGGTTAGCCTTGTCGATTGCATTCTGAAGTCTCTTATTCTTTAACTGCTCTGTGGTCTCTTTAGTAAGAGCCTTATTCTGTGCGGTAGTTTTCTTTGTGATTGTAAAACTATTCTGTAAAGCCTTCAGGTGTGCATTGTCTGCGGACTTCTGGACAGGGGCTTGCTTGCCTGCTTCACGCAAGATGGTTAAATATGTTCCCAGAATTGGGATCATGCCAACATCAAAGCCGCCAATGATAGGCAGATCCTTTAACTTACCTGCTAACACTCCCACGCCACGAATGACATCTGCAATATAGAGAGCAGTCTTTTCCATGTTTGTGGCTAATTCTGCGACACTTGTATCTTCACCAAGATTGGTAAGTGCATCAATTAAACCTGTGCCGATGATCTCGCTTACATTGGCTGCGGCAACACCCAGTTTGTCGATTGAACCCTGAAAGGTATTAGCTGCCGCTGTTGCAGATCCTGCGAATGTAGTTTGTAACTGGTCAGTAATGTCCTCGAAAGACTTAGCTTTTAGATCAGCCTTTGAGATACCTACGCCAAGACGGGATAAGGCAGCATTGTTGCCTAGGTATGCGCGACTTAATGCTGCTGTGACCGCAGCTAAATCTCTGCCAGTCGAAGCACTAATGTCTAAAGAAAGATTAAGAAGTCTTTGGGCTTCTACTGTGTCGCCTGTTGCTACTGCTAATGTCTGGTAAGCCGGACGAAGAAGGTCATCAACAATACCGAATTCGCTTTGTAAGCGTTGGATGTATTCTTCTGATAAAGCAGCATCTCTGCCTAAACCGACATTACTAAGAGCTAGGGCTAATTGTTTTTGTGCCTTCTCATCGGCTGCTGCTGCCTTGATCGCAGCCTTGCCATAGGCTAGGACTGCTGTGGTGCTAAATGCTAAACCGAAAGTCTTGGCAAGAGTCTTAACATTCTTAGTAAGTTTGTCTGTCGATGACTCTGCTTGCTTAAAGGCTTTATTGCCTGTGAACTCCGCGGCAATATCAATCATTACATTAGCCATGATTTACACCTTTGCTCTCGCGTTTAGTTTGTCAGCTGCATTCTTAATTGCCTCAAGTACGGCTTCTCTCGCTTTGCCGTTGTTTTCTTCATAGGCACGGAACAATGCGCGACCTTCCATCTTGTCGCGACCCTTCATCTGAGAGCCGTACTTGCCCTGTTGGTTTTGCACAAAACGACTTGTCGGTGTCTTGCGCCCCATAGTCTCATAAATTGCTCCAGCGGCACTTTTGTTAAATACGCGAGCAAGAGATCTAAAGCCTCTGCGATTAGGTTTAGAAGGTGTGGTCTTATAACCGATGCCTGATTTAACAATCCGTGCATTGTAACTAGGGAAGCGACCCTGTGAACCTTCACGGGCTAACCATCCGCTCAGCACTTGGTTGTCATCTGGAAGATAACCTTTAGCGGCCTTAGTAATTGGCTTAAGAGCTGCTGCGACTTCTTTAGGTAAAGCCTTGGCAAGATCTGGACTAAACTTGCGTAAAGACTTTCTAAGGGCGACCGCGCCCTTTACGCTTGCTGGCATCGCTCACCTCTTTCGTTTCATCTTTAAGCCCTTGCACAAGTGCATCGAGCATTGTCTTGTCTAGATCTATCAACTGCTGGGGCGCGATCCCTAACCTAATGCTAAGCCTAGCGATTAGGTAGGTGAAAGGTAGATCGCGCTTTAAGCTAAAGGGTCTGAGTCAAGCACCTCAACACTTTTGAGTGTCTCGATGAAGTCAATCCCGAAAGGCTTAACAGACTCACCTGATCTGCGTGTTACTTCCCATGCTAACCAATAGACATCGCTTTGCTTTTCTTCATCGCGGAACGCCTTGTGGAAGCCCTTTTTCGCGTATTGCTCGAACGAGTACTCCACGGCTGGAGTGATCTCGCCTTCTAACACGCTTCCATCTGTACGAACTATCTTTAGTTTTGCCATGAGTTTGCCCCTTTATAGTTTGTTTAGAATGTACCTGTTGATGCTACTGCGACTGTTGAGTTAGCAGTAAATGTGATGCTCTGTGTGCCGATATCGCCAACAGCACCGTTGATGTCTGTTGTGTTATTGACTAGCAATGAGACTGTGTACAGAGGGTTAGTCGCTGAGACTGCTGTTCCCTTTGTCTGTAGGAATACAGCTGTGACTGTTGTTCCCCATGCAGCCTGTAGTGTTGCCAATACATTGGCAGATGCTGTGTCATTTAGGAAGTCGATTGTCACAGTAGATGACTCTAGACCCTTAACGAACTTGTGTGATGAGTCACCCATTGCGGTAACTTCTAGCTCATCGAATACGCGGTTGATTGTTACTGCTGTGACATGGTCTGAAAGATCGACTGAGTTAATCTTCACACCTACATTGTTATTTAGAAATACAGCCATGAGATTATTCCTCGTCCTTCTTCGTAGTTACTGGCTTTGATGGTGTTGGTACAACCTGTCCGATCTTGATCAGAAAGGCTTCATTCTCTTTTTCCCAATCGGACATGCTTAACTCCAACTCGTTAGGATTGATACGGACATCTCGCAGCTGAGCAATTCACCGCTTGCAGCATTGAGAATACTTGGTGCGCTTATTGCGCTTACATTATAGGTCAAAGATGATGCTGCGAGCTTAGCGAACACGCCACAGACTGTATCTTCAATGCCGTTTAGGTTGCCTTCATTGTCGAACAAAGGCACAGTCATAATAATCTTAAAGTTAGCCATCGGGCTGATAGTGATGTGCTGGTTATTGCTAGGCGTTAAATATGGATCATCTGGAGACACGATCACAGAGTTAGCAAGGACTGTTGCAGGTGGAAATGCAAAGGTCTGCCACTTAGCGTTATCGACTAGAGCGGTGGCTAATGTGGTGCGAAGGGTAGTGACTGCAACTGGCATCAGCCCACCATTGAGTTAGGGCTTAGAGCGTGTGCGATCAATCCTCGCACCTTAGCGAGAAGCTGTGCGCTCATTCGGTAAGGGCTTGGCTGGAAATCGACAGCGTTACTGCCTGAAAGGGTTGCAGTACGCGCTTGCCAGATTTCAACAGATATCATTAAAGCTGCTTGCTGAATTGCTGCATCTAAAGCCCAGTCCACATAAGTGTCTGCTGAGACTGTGCCGAAAGGTTGTACTGGATGCTCTACTGCTGGCGTGTTGTTATTGCCTGTGATGTTGTAGGTAATGTTGTAATCGCCTACTCCAGTGAGAGTCTTTGATCCGTTGTGCTTTGAGCCATTGCCAGCGATAACAACAGTCTGACCTACATAAAAGACTTTTTCTACTTTGTCCTGAAAGTAAAGAGTGCCAGTAGTGGCTGTGTTGCTGTGTGCAATGTTGTATGTGGTGTTAGTCCAGAGCATAGGCAGTAGAACTGCATCGGTTGCATCACAGACTTCTTGTAAGGTGGCATCTGGGTACAGCGTGCCGACTCCGAGTGTTGATCGGAGTTCTGCGACTGTTGTGAGTGCCATGATTTCCTTTCTAAAGACTCTGAGGGAGTAGAGGGCTACTACTCCCTCAGAGCGACTTAGTAACCTATTAAGTTAGGTTGAACTTGCGAACGCCCTTACCTGACTTAGCAAGGTAAATTGCTAGGTATCCGTAAAGGTTGATTTCGATTTCGCCAGATGTCAATACATTGACGCGAAGCTGTGTCTGTGGTGACTCCCAGACATAGACTGAAGATGGTGCAACTAGGAATGCTGAGTTATCAACTACGCCTGATGCTGAGATGTTGTGATCCACGATCAAGTCAGTACCGAGAACATTACCGCGAACAGATGTAGCTACTGCGTTACCTGCTGCGTTGTATGTTGCACCTTGTGCTGAGTAGAGTGCGCGGCCTGTTGTGTCTGCGTATCCTGTAATTGCTGCCCATTGGTCAGTCGATGCGACTAACTTGTTAGCAAAGTCTCCGCCTGTACCCTTGTAAGCTGCTGCGCCTTCTACTGAGATGAATGACTGCAATCCAGCTGCTGTTGCTGCTGTTGTTGCTGCTGTTGTTCCATCTGCAATGAATGCTGCTAGAAGTGCTGCATCTGT